AACAGAGCACTCCTCCGAACCACTTCTGCCAGAGCGGAAACATCTTCGAGTAATCAATACCGCCCAGGTAATTAGCCTTCATGATGTCCTTAACGGCATCCGTGACAATGTTGTCACCTTCGATGACCTCCGTCTTTCCGTTGTGTACGTTCCTGAGTGTAATCTTTACATGACCGTGAAGTTCGGGCATATCAAGATTGGAGAAGCCATTCAGCTCTGTCTTGTCGTTTGCTTTAATCATTTTCTCTCGCTCCCTTCTTATGTCCTTGTCATTAACCTAACCAAAGCAGCTATATCATCAGCCTTATTATTGAAATACTCGAGGCTTTGAATATCACCGCAATCTGTGTAAATGTTGTTTACACCTGATAATGTCGGGATATTTGCACCGCTAACTGATAGGCTTGTTGGTGTTGCCGATTTATAACAAATCTGTAAACCAGAATATTGTGTCTTGAAATCGGCAAGACTTGAAAATGTGCCGACAACACGAACCGCAAATCTATTTGGTGATGTGCCAACATTCAATTCAAAACAAGGTGATGTAGCACTCCAAGACGATTGCGAAATAGGCAACATATTTGATAAACCTGATTCTTTATCAATCGCCATAGGTTGAGCAATATCTACCAACACATAATTCAAGCCACCGCTTGTTGTACCTGAACCATAATTAGCGAAGTCATTTTCACTAATCATCAAATAGTCATTTGTTCCTTCTCCTTCCACACACTCCAAAGAACCGCCATAGACGGTCTGTCCTAATGGAATAGTTTTAATCTGTCCAATGTATTTTTCAAATGTTAAATCAGTTTCTGAACCAACATAAATAAAAGGGTAATATTTGTAATGGTCTAATACTTTTCCACTTGGGACTCTGACACGTGCAACAATCGGATATTGGCTTATTTCAGGAGTAATGGTAAACTCAGTTGATTGTGCCGCACTGATTAATGTCCATGCCGAACTTGAAGCGATGTACTGAACTAATATTCCAATGTCATTTACCAAACTGCTTTTTTTATAAGTGCCTGCGGGTAATCTAAACTGAACCGCATAGGGATATGTATTTGCTGTTGCCGTTCCTGTCATTTCAACAGAGCCGTCATCGTTAAACAAAAAAGTTATACCGCTTACAGTTTGGCTTTCGTGTGAATAATCTAATGGATATATATTTTTCCCACTACTAAAGACCTTGACCGATTCGTGTCCACTTATTGCCCTCACATTCGAAGGTGAAGGTGTACCTGAACCCTCTTGAATAGGCACAATCTCCGTAACAAGTGACTTCAAAGGGATATTGTCGCCACCATCGGAGAAGGTCATTACTGATGCTGGTGTTGTTATCTCTGTGGTTATATCAACAGAACCACCTGTCGAAGCAGCTTCGTTGATTGCTCCGACCAAGTCCTTAGCCGTTGTCGTGAGGTTGACAAAAGTAGTGCCTTCTGCCACCTTGCCAGCGACCTGAGACATACTTGCCTTCAATGTCGTATCTGTTCCGTTCAAATCCTGTACCATCGGGAACACTGCCGTGTCACTCAATGTGGTCACATTGGTCAACGCTGAAATCTTAATATCATCGGGCATATCTTTTCTCCTTTATTCTGTAATCAGTCTTGCACCGTCTTCTGTCGTTATTCGTTCCAGGATCTCGGTGTCGATAAAGTGACCGCCTCTCAGTCTGATCTGAGGAGCTGCGTCGCCTGTTCCCTCTGCCATGTTCAATGGTGTCAGGTACGCTATGTCATAAAGCGCAACGGAATCAGACGCACTGATGTTTGAGTTTGTAAACAAACTCACCGTTGCACTGTCTGAGATGGAAACAAGTTCGAGATAACCGAGCGAAATGACCGTAATCGTGTCAGAAGCCTCAATGAAGCCTCCGAAGAACTCTTCACTATAAAGTCTCTGGCCTTCGAGAGTGACGTGAGCGTGGTCAACGTCAATCGTTGTTGACGTGATCCCGTGAGTCACGACCTTGACTTCCCATGTATGGAAGGTTCCAGGCTCTACGTCTCTAACAATATAGAAAAAGTCACGGCAGATGGAGAACTCCGTCGAACCGCTCGAAGCTCCGTAGATTCCCTTTATCCGTTCGTATGGACTGTATGCGACAAGTTCATCATCAAGATAGTAGTGCAGCTCATACGAGCCATCTGTGGACAGATTCGAGATCATATCCATGATGAACTCGTGCATGATCTTGACCGTTGTCTTCTGAGCCGGAGAGAATCTTATTCGAGCAATAGAAGTCTCGACCTCGCTCCCGAAGGTCAGCGCATCCACGTTAGCATAGTTATAGTATGTGACCTGATTCTCGGAAGTCGACCTGACCAGACCTGAGATGTTCTTCTCTGTCTGACTCTGAGCTGACTGGAGAGCAGGATTGTCACCATAACACTGTACTTTGTATGATTTATTGTAAGTCCAGGCAAGCACCATGATACCGCCTGACGTTGTTTCTGACGCATAGTCAGAAGTAAATGAAATAACATCACCCAAGTCGAGCGCAACGAAAGCAGGAAGCAAGCCAGCGCTGTACGGAGTATATCTTATCTTCTTGATGGCATTGACTATTGTATTCGTTCTTCTGTCAATAGCATCGGCTGAACCGTACTGCAGAAACGGGTTAGCACCGAGCTTCATTATGACACCAGTCGCATCACCGACTACTCGGAGCATACCTGTCGACTGTTCCACATAGGAGATTGCATCATACAGAGTCGTAAAGTCGGAGTATTTTGCACCGGACATTCGTCTGTTTTTCGGTATTGTTACCACTGAAGAATTGTCGAATGTTCTGAGCTTCCATGTTCCGTCTTTCGCAGCATAAGCAAAACCACCGACGAACTGAGCCAGAGCGGACAGAAGGTCTCTGTATGTCTCCATGCTGTTCTCTTCATAGGCTGCTATGACTTCCGTTCCATTCGGGAGAGCCTGGCACTCTTCCTGAGTCATTCCGAAAGTCGCGCCTGTCTTGGTCTCGATGTACTTGCAGAAACTGTATACCGTGCCTGCTGACGTGTCGATCTCAAGAGTCTTATCCATCAGAAACAAACAGTCGTAAGCTGTGATGCTGATCATGTTCTCGGCTGTCCACACCGCGTCAGCGATGTAGAACGTGCCGACGGGAATATCCTCCCAGACAGGATCGTCATTCTCATCAAGACCGAGATACATTCCGTCCGAGATGGTTATCGTCTTCTTGTCGTAACTTCCTCTGTTGAGGAAGTCCTGCAGGAAGGTCAGTTTCAACACTCCGACGTAAACAGAGCCGACATTGACCTTTTTATCAGAGCACTGGTTCTTGTAGGACACACCTATAACGTCAGAATCAGTGAAACTGATATTGCCGTTAAGCGTTCCCTTGAGCCTGTGAGTCTGTACCTGGTCGAGCATCTTTGCTCTATATTCGTCTGAAATCTGATACATTTTAGAACTCCGTTACATCAACAGAAACTTCATAGAGACCGTCCGTGCGAGTGTCATACTCCGAACGGTCTATGAGCTTCTCCTTATAGTTTCTTACCCTTACCGTGTAAGTCGTTCCCATATAAAACATGGACGTTGACTCGGCCTTGCAGAGTTCTTCAAGGATCTCTGCCTTGCCGGAAGTCAAAGTAAACTTAAACGACCATGACTTTTTGGAAGGTCTTACTATGCAGACCAGATCCGTCCCAGCTTCACTCTGGGAGACATTCTCCAATGTCTTTGAAGCCATAGACGGTGAAGTCGGGTTCGGAAAGGTCTCGTTATTAAATTTCAGATAATTGCCTAACATCAATGACCTCCTGTCTGGTAGTTATATCTGTCAAGAGCATCTACCACTACCGTGTCGAGCAGATCGCCTCCGAGATAAATAGGAAATACCCATGTACCGCCATTCGACTTTGCGAAAGCATCAGCGAAGCTGGAGAAGTCTGTCGTGCGGTTGACCATCACGTCAGAGGACATATCAAGTCCTGTCATGTCCCTGTTGATCGTAGCAGCCGTATTGTAGAGAGTATCTTCGAGGTCGTTCATTCCCTCATCAATGCCCTTCGAATACAATTCGAGCATATCTTCACCAGGATTGTTGAAGGCCCATTCATGGAGAGGGCCTTTATCCGGCACGGAGAACGAAAGGAAGTCAGAGATAAGTCCTGCCACGTTGGAGACCGTGTCTTTGAGGCTTGACCACATCCGTCCGATACCATCAATGAAATTCTGAATCAGGTCAGAACCCCAAGTGCCAGCGCCTTCGATGATTCCGTCGAAAGCAGACGTGAACGCTTTCAAGAGATCTTCTGCTCCGTCGCCTGTGATGTACTCTCCCATACCGACGATAAGCTCTATCAAGGCTTCAACAATGGCTGCAAGGATCGCAGGCATATTAGCCACAATAGCAGTGATGAGAGTGAAGCCTGCCTTGATGATGTCAGGTAAGGCATCACCCGTCAAAAATTCAGTTATTCCGATGATGATCTCGGGCAGACGAGCGATGAGCTGAGGCAGATACTGTATCAAAGCGCCTGCCAATGTGACTATCAGAGTCAGGCCAGCCTGCAAGATCTGTCCGAGACAACCGCTCGAAAGGAGCGTGTCAACGACAGTCAATATTGCGTTCATAGCAGCAGGAATGAGCTGAGGCAGTGCCAGAGTCAGACCGTTGAGAAGACTCAATATTATGGTCGTGGCTGCTCCAATGATGAGCTGTAAGTTTGCAGGATCTGTCAGTGTGGTCACGAGCGACATAATGAGCTCGATTGCACCGTTTATCAGCATTTCAAGGTTAGCAGGATCTAAGAGCGAGCTGACCAGAGTCTGTATGAGCTGGATGGCTAAAGGTATCAAAACGGGAAGGATGGTAATCGCAGAATCTACAACGGCCTGGAATAATTCTCCAAAAGCCGAGATCCACGCTTCACTGTTCTCCGCGATGGAATTAGCCAGGCTGACCAACAGACCGCTCACCATGCTGATGAGCTGTGGTGCAACGCTTACCACTACGGGCAAGAGTGCATCAAATACCTGTTCAAATATGGTCAGTATCTGCGGAATGTACTGCTCTACAAGTGCTACCGCACGAGGAGCAAACTCCTCGATGATAGAACCTATTTGGTCTATGTCACCGCCTGCTCCGGCAAGAGCACCTGAGAGGTCGCCCATGAGGTCGACGGCATCTCCGCTCATGTCTGTGAGCAACGGCAGGAGAACCTGACCGAAGGACTGCTCTACGGCCTGAGCCGTGTTGCTCATGCGCTGCATATTATCATCAAGCGCACCAAAAGCGTCGAGCGTATCTCCGTCCATGACGTAACCGACTTCGTGAGCTTCTTCTGCGAGCGCTGCAAAAGCGTCCGAGCCTGCCTCTATGAGCGGATTGAGTTCACGGGCCGACTTCCCGAACAGCTCCATCGAAGCTGCGTCACGCTCGGTCTCGTTATCAAACTGTCCAAGAACGTCCACCGCATCCCAGAAGACATCCTCAGCGTTCCTCATGTTGCCTTCCGCATCATAGATAGAGATACCGAGGTCAGTGAACTTCTCCATAGCAGAGGATGAACCGTCTGCAGCAGAGGACATTGTCTTCAAGAGCTTCGTCATTGAACCCGTGACCGTTGTTGTATCAACGTCAAGGAGCTCGGCAGCGTAGTTCAGTTCCTGGAGTGCATCTGTCGAGAGTCCCGTTGTGGAACTCATTGTCATTATCTCATCCGCGAGATGGGCCGTGTCTACGGTTGCATTGACAAGAGCCGTGCCTGCTTCCGTCATAGCGCCTACGATTGCAGCGCCTACGGCAGCAGCAGCGACAATAACTGCTTCAAAAGCAGCTACGGCTAACTCTCCTGCCTTTTCTGCAGCCTCACCAAAGCTTTCCATAGCTTTGCCGGACTCTTCTGCTTCGTCACCCGTCTCTTCGAGTTCGTCTGCACTTTCGTCGGCTGCTTCTTCGAGGTCTTCGAGGTTGGCTGAGGTCTTTGCTATCTCAGCCTGGAGCGAAGCGTACTGTTCCTGAGATATATCTCCGCGAGCGAGAGCTTCGTTCGCATCCTCTGCGACCTGCTGCATGATCTCCAGCTTCTCGTTGGTCTGCTCGATCTGTTTGTTGAGGAGCAGTTCCTTCTGTGCGAGGAGCTCGACGTTTGTCGGATCTAACTGGAGTGCCTTGTCTACGTCTTTCAATGCAGACGTGGTCTTGTTGATGGCAGAGTTCGCCTCTTGTAATGACTTGGTAAGTCCTGATGACTTACCTTCAATGTCTACGGTGATTCCGATTATCTTGTTTGCCATGCCTGCCTCTTTTCACTACTAATGGAACGCACTGTCAAAATCTGCCTGCGTCGCCTTGTAGTCGTACTGTGCGTGATCATTAGCCGACTCGATCATCAGGTCGGTAACTTCCCCATAGTCAAGGTCAAAGAGCTCACGAAGAGTGAACCCCAGTTGCTTGCATCTGAGGAAGAATACCGACGTGTTGTACTCACGATCAGTCGGCCTGTTCAGTTTTTTGGTTTGGAATGTGTCTTAGCTCCGGCTTGCCATATATCCATGACCTCGCCCGTGACCGCCAGAAGCTCGTCCTGGTCGATTCCCATGAGCCATGACAGATAACTTGACTCGTTGAGCTTGTCAAAGATGGTAGCCTGAGTCTCATTGGCTTCGATGTACATAATGTACGCGAGCTTAGGAAGTTCGTTGGAAGAAAAACTCTGCGAAGTGAGGAACGCTTCCGAGTTCATGATCTCATTCATGACCGCGAGCTTCTCTTCGGAGGTCTTCGTAGCATCATCCTTGAGCTCGGCTATCTTAGCCTGCATATTTTTAAGTTCTTTCAAGTTCTTTGTGTACGCTGTGAGCTTCACGAGAATGTCCTCTCCGAAGGTCTTCTTGTAGAGGATGTTCGTAGCAGCAGAACTCTTGAACGTCATTTCTTTCTCATTCAGTTTTATGGTCTTCTTCATTTTTGCTTCTCCTTTAGAAAAAAGGGGAGACTCAAAAGCGAGTCTCCCCCATATTGCCTGTTAGGTAAATGTCGGAACAGGAATTGATGAGTACCATCCATCGATGACTGTGGTAGTAGTCGTCTCCTGTGTCTGCAAGTGAATGTACTTGTCTTCATCTACTCTCGGAACAGCCGTGAGCGACAGAGTCTCTGTCTGAGGCTCTGCAGAACCGCCTTCGCCTGTTGTCTGTGAGCTGATGTTCGGACGAGAACATGAGCACTTATAAAGGCAGTGCTTTGTCTCTCTCTGGTCGCCATCGAACTCGAATGTCAGTGCGAAGTATGTTGTAGTCTTGCAAGCATCAGAGCTCTCGACAAGGATCTTGTCAGTGTCTTCTACATAGTTGAGAACGTCCTTGAGGAAGTCCTCATTTACTCTTGCGACTTCAAGATCACCCTCGTAACCGCCTTCTCCATAGTAAACGAAGTAGTCAGAGTCATCTGCTCTGAATACGCTTCTGGAAGCGGTTGAACTGAGAGACAGAGAGACAGCTCCGGCAAGTGCCTTAACGTCGCCATAAGAAGAGACGGTCTTGCCTGCGTCAGCTCCTGTGGTGACAACAGCCTCTGTGACAAGTGCATAGTGTACGTTCTTGAGTCCGTACTTAACCTTGTTTGCACCCATATCAGTTTCCTCCTAATTTTTTACTTAATTTGTTTTCTATCTCGGTTGCACACCACTCCGCGACAGGTCGGATGTGTTCTTTCGCGTCCACGTTTCCGACTACCTTGCCGTTTCTTACAAGAGGATGTCCGTATTCAAGAATGTGTGTGAGCTGAGGATCTGTCTTGTTTCTGACAACACCCACAGCCTTGCCTCTGTATTTCTTTCCCTTCTCATAGGCCCAGCCTTTTGCATATCTGCCTGACTTCTTGCCTTTAGGGTTAACGGGAGAGGTCTTTTTGAGCTTCTGTACTGCTTCCTTGCCGACTTCATCAAACACAGCCTGCATATCGTCATCGACTGCGATGCCGAGATTCTGCAGTTCCTGATTGATGGTCTTTGCCAGGCTGCCGTATGCACCGGAGCTCATGCTTCCGTCAAGCACGATGGTGACTTCTTCGTTACCACTTCGGGAGTGAATACCGTTACGAGCCATCTCCATCACCGCCTTCATCGTCAGGATCAGGTGTCGGAGTCGGAGTCGGAGGTTCTGGTGAAGGCTGAGGCGCTTCGTTACCCAGAACTTCAAACTCGAACTCGACTTCCCAGACGTTCTCGGAGTCGATGTACTCTTCCGTCTTTGTCCAGTAGATCCCGTTATCGTTTAAGAGCTTCTTGATATTCGCTTCGAGCGTGAGGTCTTTTGCTACGGAATAGAGGTCTAAGCGGAAGTTCCACTTCTCGACATAGACTCCGTTATCTGCAGCAAAATTGTCAGGCTGGTCTGAATGTATGGTCAGAAACGGGAGAACCGTTCCAACCGGAGCCTGACCATAGAACGACGGGACTGTGAGAGTGTTAAGGAGTGCTA